CTATTTTTCCGTGCAGTTTTTATTCAGGTTTTTCACGATTTCAGACGTGAAGCCGGATGCGTAGAAGTCACCCGAACCAAGGAGCAGCCAGTATGGGTTGACGTGATAGTCTCGTACCAGAAACTGAACCCAGGACGGACGGAAGCGACCGTAGCACTCGGCAGGCTTGTCTCGAAGGGATATGGTGTTCCAACGGTTGAGACCGTACCGGTCCGTGATCGTCTTAAGACCTCCTATGCAGCCGTCAGCCTTCAAGCGGTCTAGGGCATCGAAGAAGCGCACGGCTATATCCACATCAGCGGACATCAGTTTTTTATCTTCCATATTATTCATTTAACTTTTGGTAGGCACGACCGAAAACGCTTTCCAGCCTTGCCCGATGATTATTCAATCTTTGCGACCAGTCCTGCAACTGAGCCAGCGAGGGGCGAGAAGCCAGCAGCCCATCCACCTCGGAAGGGGTGAGTACTGGCAGGTATTCCTCGTAGGCGAGAAGGTAATCAATTCGGCACATTCGGCATAACTAACATTACAAGGATATATCCGAGAACAGCAGCAAAGCCAAAGTATAGATAAATCTTTGCTATCTTCTCGTTTCTTGCTATGATGTAATCATCAGCTTCAATCTCTACCTTACGCCTAGATGATTGATGACCATCGTACCGTTCCCCTCTCTTGTATCGATTATCAGCGACATATACAGCCTGCGATTCATATAGCCAGCCATAGGCGGTATATTTGTTTTTCAGCTTTCTGTAGCCAACAATCAGCAGGACAACTCCACCGATGATACTAAACACGAAACCAACGAACCCCCAAAACCAAGCAGCACCAACAGAAGGGACTATCGGCTGGATTCCTTCATTCTCTACCTTTCCAACGCTGGAAACACGACCAGCACCACCAGCGGAAACATTCCGGTGCGGTATAGAGTGAGCATCGCCATAGATGTTATTGCTGACAACACGACCAGCATCTCTTCCTACCTGATTGACAGCAGAGCGAATGAAACCCTTTGCCAGCCCATTAATGAAACTTCCCATACGCTATTTATTTAAATGATTGATATTTCTTTCGTAAAACTCATTCCAAGCCTTTTTCTTGATGAAGACGAAGAAAAGCAGCAGCCCTAGAGCGACCATCAGCAGGTTGAGCGGCTGGCGAAAAACACCGAACCCGAAGGAACGCTGGAAGTCGATGCAAAACGAAATCAGCACTCCGTAGGTAGCGAACGCTCGATGCACCCAGCAGAAGCCATAGGCTAGGCTGACGATGATCCAGGCGATGAACCCGAACAGCGAGCAGTCGAATATCCACTCCGTGAGTTTTACCCGAATGCCGAACGAGAGCAGAGTGCAGTGAACCAGCATCACGAACGCACCCACTGGAGGGATAATGCCTATTATCAACCTGCTGGCTTTCCATAGCCAGCTTTTACCGAGAGCGGCAAGAAGAACCTTCTCCTTCCGTTCTATGAAATCCTCACCTTTCATTGTTACTTAGAATTTTAGTTGATATTGTACCTTGAGCGAGAACTAAAGTTCACGCAACCACTTCTGCCCCGATTTAGTCTTAGACCAAATTACGAGACTGGTGCCGATAACCGCACCGATGAACATAAATAAAGTTGCTAGTTCCATATTCTAAACATTTAAATTGTTATACTTCATTACGTTATTAGCAAAATAAGCGAAGGCGCACGATGCTATGACACCGAAGACGATGAAAAGGACATTATACAATCCTATTTCCTCGCCAGTAATCAATGGAGAGAAACCACCGATACCCGTTCCGCTTATAAACAGATTGGAGACACCATACAGATACGTTGCAAGCAGCGTCCTGCGGTCGTGCTCTTTAATTAACTTACTAACCATACTTTTTCCTTTTGCAAAGTTACTAAATTATTTCTGCCCGACAATGGCAAGCAGGGTTTTAACTTGATTTTGCAGGAACTCGTTCTGTTCTCGCAGCAGTTTATTCTCAGCAGCCAAGGCAGCATCACTACCTATTGACTGGGAAACGTTTGAGCTGTTAGAACCATTGACATTTGAACCGAAGACAGCCTCTTCCATCTCGGCTGGTAGGGGAGGGGCACACTTGTCGATGATTTCCTTTATCTTTTGGATAAAATCAATTTTTATAGTTTTGCGACCAAGACGAGCCTGCACATTCTGTGGTGTAGTCCCCAGTTCTCTAGCTACATCGCTCATTGTCAAGCCCGAACGCTTTATATACTGCTTTAATTCTTCTCCACTCATAATTGTAAATCAATTTAAAATTAATTAAAAACTTATTAAAAACAACCGTAAAACAATTGTTTTTCAATTTTCTTTTTGTATTTTTGCAACCGAATTACAAAGCGAGTTTAAAAACTCATTTGCAAAGATAAAGAAAATAATTTAAAACGCAAATAAAAATGGGAGAAAATTTCAATTATGATTTTCGAACACCGCTGCAGAAGCAGCAGGACGAACGAAAGAAGAACATCATTGCGATGTTTGCAGATTTCCGAGCAAAGGCACCTGCCGAGACTTCGGACAGCAGAATAATGCTTGCAGTATCGCAGCACGTAGGCTGCACTCAGCAGAACGTGCGTGTCTGCCTCATCAAGGCTGGAGTGATTACACCAAAGAAGAGACGTGCAGCCGTGCGCAAGTAAGTAGAACAATTTAAACATTCAGAGCGTATGAAGAAGTTCATCGAGATTGTTACAAGTGACGAGTTCTTATCAGTGGCATTTGCTGCCATAGTACTAACTTTAATCTTTTGGAGGGCATAATATGACGAACATAGAACCAAAGGTAGCTGATGCAGGCAGATACACAATGACAGAGACCTGCAAGGTATTGGGCATCCATCGCAACACCCTGCGCAGATGGGTGCAGGCTGGAAAGATGAAGTTCAAGTTCCGCAGAATCGACAACCGCAAGGTTATCGAGGGCGCAGAAATCAAGAGAGCGTGGAGGGTTGCCCTATGAGCAAGTTATCAATCAATATGCGCAGGATGATCGTGAAGTACACAGACATCTGCTGGCTTATCACTAACTGGAAGGCGAACCGCAAGACCAGAAAGTGCTGCGAACTGAACAACAAGTGCTATTTGGAGGCAGAGCGAAGAATCCAGTACAGAGAGTTTCAAGGCAACCTTTGCGTGGCACTGGATAACATACCGCTCATACCACTGGACGGAACGGACAACGAGGTATTGAAGTCGTGCCGTGAGACCTTCCAAAGTTACATATTCAATCAGAGAGGAGGTAACAAATGAGGAAGATAATCGAGGAGTGCAGGAAGAAGATGTACGAAGCCATCTGGCTGGAGATAGACCGAGACCCACAGCGACCATCTGTTGCAAGGGTGGACATCAAGACCAAGGCAGGAGACATCTGCGTATGGTGCGACAGCGTGGGCAACATTGCGGTCGTGACGCACAATTGCAGCAATAACGACAGCGAGCGGCTGGAGGAAGCCATCGAGGACTGCGTCAACTACAAGGACGTGATGGACGACTGGCTGGAGGAGAACAGCCAGCACGCATACCAAGACCCAATGGACACCTTCGAGGAAAGCAGGCTCGACAGCCTTATGGCTCAACTGGTTTAAGCTTTAAATTATTATAACGGTTATTTGACACTAAAATCCCAACAGCGGTGGAAAAAGGGCGCACGCAAAGATTCATATTGGTTAGAATAGTTAATGTTTTTTTCGTTGTTAGTGTTTACTGCAAATATGCGGAAACTGACAGCGTGCGCCCTACAAAGGAAGGGCATCCCTCGGCAGCTGGCAAGGGGGGGGTAAGTTTTGGCAGTCAACTGGGGTTCGAATCCCCAGCCTTCCACTAGAGTTAATTATATGTTGAACTAGAAATTGAACGAATTATGGAAAATGAGATTATTCAAGTAAGCGGTGGCGAAATGCTGGAAGCCATCAACCGCTCGGAGATTGACGGACAGATTGCCACAGCGCACAAGTTCCCGAGAGACATTGCACAGTGCAAGCAGAATATGGTAGCACTGGCAGCGATGGACGATGATGTGGCATACAACTGCTTCTACCACCTGGAGCGCAAGGGCAAGGACGGACAGGTTTCAATTATCGAGGGTCCGAGCGTGAGATTCACCGAGATTATATCAGCCTGCTGGAAAAACCTCCGCATCGCGGGTCGCATCATCGCCAACGATGGCAAGACCATCACGGCACAAGGCATCTGCCACGACCTCGAGAGCAATGTTGCCTACTCCGTTGAAGTGAAGCGCAGCATTCTGACCTCGAAGGGCTACACCTTCTCGCAGGATATGCAGGTTGTAGTCGGCAATGCAGCGGTTGCAATCGCCCAGCGTAACGCAATCTGCAAGGTCGTTCCGCAGGTACTGATTTCAAGTGTAGTAAAGGAGGTGCGGGCAAAGGCACTTGAGCACATCAAGCAGACTGGCGTGCAGAGCCAGTGGAAGAGCTGCGTTGCCTGCTTCCAGGTTTACCAAGTGACCGACATTATGCTGATGGAATACCTGGGCAGGAAATCTGCCGAGGAAGTCACGGCAGAGGACATTCAAAAGCTGGGCGGTGTGTACAATGCCATCAAGGAAGGTACGACCACCGTAGAGGATACATTCAAAAAGCCAAAGCAGCAGGAAGCCATCGCACAGCAGGCGCAGGCAGCAGCCGATGATGCAAAGAATAAGGCGCAGCAGGCAATGAGCCGCAGCCAGGGCAAGACTTGCAAGGCAGAGAAGAAATAAGCCATTTTATTATAACGTTAAGCCCGAACCGCCACGGTGCAACCTATGGGGTGGGGTCCCATCGAGACAAAGGGAAGCCGTGGCAACTTTTAAACATTCAGTAATCAAATGAAGAAACAGAACGAAACAGACAATCAGAGACACGAGAGCACCATCGACAAGTACTTCGATAGAACCGCAGATGGTTACAAGGCATGGTGCGAGGGGAACGAGGAAGACAGAAACTTTTTGCAGATAGCAGTTGAGACGACTGGAGACATAGACGAAGAAGGAAACCAAGGTTACGATTTCCATATTGCTTACTCCGGCAAGAGCAGTGTCCTCGCAGATGGAATTTTCCAAGATATGAAAAGGGATGAATTCATTCGCCAGCTCATCATCGAAGCAGCAAGAAGATTCTTAATGGATAAATAAAAACATTCAAGGCAATGAAACAGATAATCAAGTACAAGAACAGAGAGGAGTGGTTGCAGAACCGCTCGAACGGAATAGGTGCAAGTGAAGCAGGCACGGTGCTGGGTCTGAATCCGTGGGAGACACCATACCAGTTGTGGAGACGCAAGAAGGGTATCGACCCACCAAAGGTTGAGAACTTTGCGATGGTTGCAGGACACCTGCTGGAGGATGCCGTGGCGCAGTTCTTCCAGCGAGAGAGCCACTGCCACATCATCAAGGCGAGCACTGACGACTACACCATCACGAACACCGATGCACCATATCTGCGTGTATCTCCTGATCGCACCTTCTGGAGAGCCGGGGCAACGCACAACGAGGCGAGCAAGAGCATACTGGAGTGCAAGACCACGCAGATGCAGATAGATGCAGACGACCTTCCGAAGCATTGGTTCTGCCAGTTGCAGATGAACCTCGGAGTGGGAGAATACAAGGACGGAGCACTTGCCTGGCTGACAGCAGGCAGGGAGTTCGGCTACCGTGACATCGACTTCGACCCCGAATTTTACAGATGGATGAGGGATGAAATCACCAAGTTTTGGCTTGACTACATCGTGGGCAACCAAGAGCCACCAGCCTACAGCGCACAAGACGTTCTCTTGAAGTCTCCACTGCACAAGGCAGGAAAGGAGATTGAAGCCACAGCCGAAGTCGGGGATATGCTCATCGAACTGAAGGACATCAAGGAGAAGGGCAAGGCACTTGAGAACAGACAGAAGGAAATCGAGGACAACTTGAAGCTGTTCTTCGGGGACGCAGAGAGCATCGTGGACGGAAACGGCAAGACGCTGGCAACGTGGAAAGCACCGAAGGCAAGCGAGAAGTTCGATGCCAAGGCTTTTCAGACTGACCAACCCGAGGAATACGCTGCCTACATCAAGCAGGTGCAGGGAGCAAGAAGATTACTCATCAAGTAAATTTTCAAGCTTATGATGCACCAAGTATCGACAACAGACATCAAGGCGATTGTGGGCTACCTGGAAGCCTACATCGCCAAGATGAAGACAGAGCCACGACTTCTCAGTACAAGGGAAGTCAACCAGACTCGCAGGGCTACCGTGCTCAAACGAAAGCTGGAAAAGAAACTATCATTATCAGAATAAAATTATGAACGATTCATTTATCTTATACACATCATACTACGCCATCATCGAGGGGCTTACGGATGAGCAACTTGGAAAACTTATGAGGGCGATTTTCATCTACGCAAGGGATGGCGAGGTAATCAACCTGGAGCCAACATTACGTATGGCTTTCGCCTTTATCAAGGATGATATGGAGCGAAACCAAGCCAAGTACAATGAAAAGCGAGAAAAGCTGCGTGCAAATGCACAGAAACGTTGGCAAAAAAAGCAATTGGATGCAAATGCAGAAGAGCCGCAGCAAAAGCATACAAAAGCATACAAAAGTATGCAATTGGATGCAAATGCAGAAATTGCATTGCATAATGATAATGTATATGATAATGAATATGTAAATGATAATGTTGATGATAATGATGTTTCTAAAGAAACAAATATATTAGAACCTTCTAAAGAAGCTTCTATGCAAAGTTTTTTCGAGAAAAACGTTTGCGCTGCATCAGAGCCGCAAAAAAGTTCTGAGAAGAAGAAATCCAAGAAAGGCGAAATCGACTACGCAGCCATCAAGGACTACTGGAACGAGCAGCACGACAAGACCAACAGCGCAATGCGAAGGCTTACGCTGATGACGGACAACCGCAAGGAGGCAATCAGAGGAAGGCTCAAGGACTGCAAGGGAGATATTTCCAAGATTTACCTAGCCATCGACAAGGCTATGGCTAGCAACTATCTAAACGCAGGGCATTCCTGGGCATCATACGACTGGGTAATGACAAGGAAGTATTTCCCGAAGGTGCTTGAGGGCAACTACGACAACACCGAGCCAGCCGCAAGCCAGCAGCCGCAATCGGCAGAAGCCAGGGCGCAGGATCCAGCGGCAACGGAAAGGCTGAGCATCGGGGAACGCTACGAGCTAGCCAAGCACCGACAGCCAGAATCCCAGCAGAGCCAGGACAACAAGTTCCTATGGGTAATCCAGCAGAACCTTGCCGACCTAAAAAAGAACCCACGTAACAAGCCAGCCAAGGATTCACTGGCGAGATTCTACGAGAAGGGAGTTCTGCAGCGGCTGGGCATCGACTGGAAGCCCGAAAAATAACGAATTATGGCAAAATAAGCCGCTCTGAGCCGTTTTCTCGGTTCGGACGGTAAATTATAAGGCAAACAGATTTTAAACGCTTAAAACGAAAGAATTATGGCAAAAGAAGTAATTGTAATTAATGAACCGGACGAAATAGCCAAGGATTTCGAGGAAGGTACGCTTCTGAATGTAGAAGGCAAGGTTCTCAAAGTTGAGAATGATACTTGTAATGAAAGTGGCTGCAATGTGTGTGCCCTTGATGCCGAGGAACTGGGCGAGTATTGTGCTTGCGCATTTTGCGGAGATTGTCACTTTATAGAGATTGAGCAATGAATGAGTTGTTTTTCCACGAATGCCGTGCCGCCGGGCTTGTTTTCAAGACCTCAGACGACTGGTTCAAATGGTTGACCGATAACGGCTACGACATCAAGAAGCCGGTTGCAGAGCACGAAGGCTTCAAGTACACCATCAAGGATTTCTGCATCAATCCGAACGTAATCGAGTATTCTGTAGAGGGTGCAGATAACTGGGGATGGAAGGTAACGACCGCCAAGACGCAGTTCGGATGGATATGGGGGTTCAGTATTCAGAACGGAAAGAAGACCGGGTATGACAGCCCGGTCGGCTACCCGAGCAGATATGATACCATCAGCATCTTCTACGGCAGTGAGGCAGAAGCGGTTCAAGATGCACTGACCTACATCATCGGCTACCTTTCGGAGAAGGCTGGAACCAAGAACGTCAGCCTTCTCATCTGGGCAGCAAAGAAGAAGCGAGCAGACATCGTTCATCCACAGATGGAACTTTTCAAATAGTTATATATGAACAGAGTTGAGAATATCATACTTGTCCGTGAATGCGGTCTTCATCATCTGACTGTTGGCGACAGAGACATCTGGCTGGCAGATGATGAAATCAAGGCACTCGAATGTATCCTGAAGGATTACAATGCGGACACAAACAATTTTAAACGTAGTTGAAAATGAAGAAGATAGAAATCATCACGGACAGCCACCGCCATCACGTATACGTTGGCAACACCGACTTCTGGCTCGACACCCTGGAGCTGGTGGAACTGTACAAGAAACTGGGACACGTCAAGCTGTAACAGACAAAAGAAACAAGAGTAACAAACAATAAAAACATTCAGATTATATGGAACATAAAGATTTTGATATTTACGAGATTTTGAAGGGTGTGCCTGTTGGCACTAAGTTATATACGCCAATGTGCGGAAAGGTTGGATTCGCTTATCTTGCAACCAACAAGGAAGCAGGGGAAGCAATCTGGACTACGGACAAGAACGGAGAGTACACCTACAACAAGAACGGCAGATGGATGGAGGGAGGCGAAGTAATGCTTTTCCCATCCGATAAAATGAGAGACTGGAGCAAGTTTGCCTGGAAGAAGGGAGACGTTCTTGTTTCAGAAGATGGTGCTGTGCATATTATCTTCGAGAAGTTTACGGATGATACTTACACAATTTTTGCTGGTAAGTATTATTATTGCAAAAATGGCAAGAAAGGATATACTTACCTCAGAGAATGTGACAACGCCATAACAGAAGAATTCACTCTAGAAACCGAGGATGCAGCCAAGACCTACATCGGATTCATCGAGAAGCGATTGGGCGGAAAGCTGAACCGTGAGACCCTTGAAGTAGAAGAGCCGAAGAAGAAGCCAGCGTTCGAAATCGGAAAACTTTACGTTTTCAATGAGGAAGACGAGGACGGAGAGCTGACAATCATCGGCAAGCTCATCGGCAAGAACGAGAGCGAGGATACTTTATCATTCGGTAACCAGTACGAAATCGAGACCGAGAAGTTCGTGACCGACCAAGCCTTCGACCTGCGTATCAGCGTACACGATGAACTGCGAGAAGCAACAGAGGGCGAAGCCATCACGTTCTATGCGGCTTGCTCCCTATGGGAGGAGAAGCTCAAGGAAAAGAAGAGAAAGGAGCAGCCTTGCTTCAAGCCTTTCGACAAGGTGCTTGTAAGGCACAGAGAAGGAGTCAAGTGGCGTCCAGCGTTCTTTGTTCGTGACCGTGGAGAGCATTTTGCGAGTAGATACAGCGTCTTGCCTATAAGCAGCGGTATAGGAGCAGACTTCGCTCACTGTATTCCATACGAGGGGCACGAGAACATCGCCTTTACTGACTACGACATCGAGAACCTACCATTCTAGGGCGTATGGCGAGCGAACTGTGCAAGACTTGCGAGGAAGGGCAGAACTGCATCAACGGCAGGTACTGCCAAACTCGCAGGCGATATGTTGAACACCAAGACATCAAGGAATGCAATGGGAAGAAAGAAGAAGTACACTGACGAGGAACTCAAAGAGCATAATCGTGAGAGAGCACGCAGATACTACGTCCTGCACCGTGACGAGATGATGAGGAGGAACCGGGAATGGAGAAGGGCGAACCCCGACAGAATCAGAGAGTACGGAAAAAGGCAGCACAAAAGGCGCAACGTCTCTCAGTACAACTCGGAGTATTACCGCAAGAACCGACAGAGATTGATTGAGCTTGCGAGCGACTGGAGAAAGGCGAACCCCGAAAAGGTCAAGGGCTACAACGACAAGCAGAAGAAGCTGCGGAGAATTGAAGCCGAAAGAAAAAAGCTGGATAGGGCAAGCCTGGAAGCGCAGGCTTCCATTTTCCGTGATCCGCAGGCGGCAGAGCACTTCAAGTGGCTTGCAGAGCGTGTAAGGAGAAAGAAGGAGCAATCCTTGCTCCAAGTAGCAAGATAAGTACTTAACCAGCGAATGAATGCCGCAAACGGCAAACAACATCAAGTATAACACATTTGAGACTGTATCTTTGCGCTCAATGAAATCACTTAAATTATTAATCTGGCAACTCGGAAAGACGAGAGTCGTCCGGCATTCATTCCGATTAAAAAGAAAGCGAGGTGGAATACGAAGAAATAACAGAAGACAGCTAAGTGCAGGAATCCCGAAACAAGGAACATCGGGAACTTCCTGCAACCCAAAGAGGGAGTGTTTGTAGAATAAACTCATTCGGTACGAGATATTCTTTATTTTGCATATCGCCAGGCACTCCCTCGATTTTTCCGTTTCAAGCCAGCAGAACGATGAAAGGAGAAAGGACTATAGGATAGAGGATAGTAGTAGGGAGCTAGCGCACAAGCGCACACAAGCGCACACACGCACGTAAGATTCCGCAACCCGAACAACTACCCACAGACGCAGAGATAACGGCTTAGAACGAAAAATTCAAGAAAATAACGAAAAAAGAAAATCAAAAATAAAACAAAAGTAAAACGAAATGGAAAAAGGAACAGTTATAATTGGCATCGACCCCGACAACCAAGAGAGCGGTGTCGGAGCAGTATTTGACGATAGAAAATTCTTAGCCTACAAGATGAACTTCCCGGCTTTGATAGATTACCTCAAGGCAATGAACGAGAGCTGCAAGAAGGTAAAGGTCGTTATTGAAGGCGGCTGGCTCAACAAGAGCAACTGGCACGTGCTAGGCAGATTTATGTCGGCAGTCAAGGCAGCAGCAATCGGACGCTCAACCGGGATGAACCATCAGACCGGAATCCTTATCGTAGAATGCTGCGAGCATTACAATATCCCCTACGAGATAATCAAGCCGCTGAAGAAGTGCTGGAAAGGCAAGGACGGAAAAATAACACAAGACGAAATCGCCTACTTCATCAGCTCAGACGGAAAGCTCCCGAGAATGAACCAAGACCAGAGAGACGCACTTCTCCTCGCGTGGGTGTGTGCCGGATACCCGGTCAAGGTCAAGCCAAAGAAACAAGAAACAACCCTTCAGAAGACCATCAGAGCCTTTGATGGATAAAATAAAACGAAGTGTTGGAAAAAGTTAAAAACGTGCGAAGAACGAACAACTAAAGCGAAAAAGTCGTATCTTTGCGCCAATGTTTATTAGATAAGCAGTTTTTCGAACTTAAAACAAGAAGAAAATGAAAACAGAAGAAATCGCACTTTCGAGGGTCAGCGAGAACGAAGCGAACCCTAGGGAGATAAGCCAAGCGAACTTTCAGAAGCTTGTGCAGAGCATCATCGTATTCCCACGAATGCTGACCCTGCGACCTATTGTTGTTGATGAGACATTCCACGCACTGGGTGGAAATATGAGACTGAAAGCCTTGCAGCATATTGTCACGATGGATGAAGCAAGCATTCAAGTGAAGTTGGATGCAGAGCAGCGTCTATCCGATGAGGAGCAATCCGCATTGATGGATTACTGGCAGGGATGGCAGCAGCAGCCAGCAGTTACCGTGGTGAGTGCATCAGACTTGACGGAAGCACAGAAGCAGGAGTTTATGATTAAAGACAACCTATCCTTCGGTAACTGGGACTTCAACGACCTGGCGAACCGATGGGACAGCGCACAGCTTCAGAACTGGGGTATGCCAGTCTGGAACCCAGCACCAGCGGAAGCAAGCAGCACCAGCAAGTGCAAGAAGAAAGACAAGGACGACCAAGAGGGCGACCCATTCGCAGGGGAACTACCGCCCGAAATCGAAGGGCAGGACTTGACTCCTGACGACTTGCCAACGATAATGGGCGATGGCGTTCTGCCACGTGAGAATGTAATCATTCACTACAAGCCAGCCGATGAACCATTCCTTGCCAAGCTGCTGGGAGTTGATCATATCGACCGCATCGTCTGGAACTTTGACGAACTGAAACCAAGACAAGAAGGAAAGGAGGAAGACAATGGAGAAGAATAGAATCGAGAACATCAACCTGCACGACCTTGTGGAGAACCAAGACAACCCACGCACAATAGAGCCACAGCAGATGCAGAAGCTCGTTGAGAGTATTCTGACGTTTCCGAAGATGTTGCAGATGAGACCAATCGTATGCAATGAGAACCGAGTTATCCTCGGAGGAAATATGCGCTTCCGTGCCCTTCTCAACATCGAGCAGATGGAAGACGAAGCTATCAAGAACGCAATAGAAGCCGTTGCCGTGAAACTGACCGATGGAGAGAAGCAGCAGCTTTGCAACCACTGGGAGAAGTGGAAGGCAGAACCAAAGGTCGAGGTCGTTATGGCTGACAGCCTATCCGAGGAAGAGACGGACGAGTTCATCATCAAGGATAACGTCTATTTTGGCAGCTGGGATGAAGAGAAGCTGAAGGGAGCGTTTGACGTGGACGATATGCAGCGATGGGGATTGAACCCCTGGGAAATCCAGCAGGAAGCCACGACCTATGAGCCGGAAGAGGACGAAGAGCAGCGCATCATCATCGTATATCGAAGCGAGGACGCACAAGCCGTGGCAGATATGCTGGGACTTGACGCAATCGAGAAGCATAACTACGATATCGAAGGCGAGGAACTTAAATAAATACGCTGGTACGTACGAAAGCATGTTGAACGAACAATCACCCACCTGCAACGTTTGACGTACACAGAAGCGAAAATTAACAAAAATAATTCAGATATGAAAGTAATAATTGACCTAGATGATACTCTCTCCAAGACAGAGAACAGAGACTACGAGCACTCGCAGCCCATACAGTCTGTAATCGACAAGCTGCGGGAGATGAGAGAAACTTTCAATGATGTTGAGGTTGTCCTGCATACTGCAAGGGGCATGAACAGCTGCAATGGAGATGTGAAGATGGCAGAGAAGAAGAACAGACCTGCCATCGAACGTTTCTTAAAGCGATACGGCATCAAGGTAGACCGCATAATCTTCGGAAAACCGCTTGGCGACCTATACATTGACGATAAGGCAATGGCAGCGCACGACTTTGCAGCCAGCACTATCGAAAGCTATAGAGGGCTGAGTGGTGCGACCGTTGAGCGTGTCGGGGATATTGTTGTCAAGACCGCAAAGAATGTAGCAGAGCAGGCAGAATGGTACGAGCAGGCTAAAACTTACGGAATTGCCGTTCCTGCCGTTTATTGTGTGCAGCTTGGAAAGTTATATATGCAGTACGTTTTTGGTACACCAGCGTGCTGGAAAGTGGATATTCGAGTACTTAGGCGCATCATAGAGGATATAAGAAACTTTCCATCGCTTGATGGAGAGAACGACCTGCAAGGCTATTCGAACTATTGCGAGAAGAGAGCCAGCGATGCGGGTTTGGAGTATGATTGCCACGGCATCACGGAATGCGAGATACTAAAGAAACGCACTTTCTGCCATGGTGATTTATCACTGACGAACATCATCGTACGTGGCGGCATGCTAATCTACATCGACCCATCGCAGAAGAAAGAAATCAGCAATTGGCTTTTGGATGCTGCAAAGGTGAGAGCGAGCCTTCGGTGGCTTGATGCAGGACTTGTCGGACTGGAACACGACCAGCGGCTTGTGCAGTACTTCGATGCAAGATTTTCAAGCGAGGAACTGGAAGCCATCAAGATACTGGAAAGAACCCATTTCTACCGTGTCTTCTATTACGCAAGGAAGCTCGGCAGGGTTGATGTTGCAAACAGATTAATAGAACACTTTAATACAGCCGAAATATGAGAAACGGAAAGAAAGTAGGTTTTACATCGGTGGTTGGCGACCTTTTCCATGCAGGGCACGTTGCCATGATCCAGGAGTGCAAGCAACATTGCGACTATCTCATCGTTGGGGTAATGTGTGGTGTGCACGACCGCCAAGGAAAGAACGAACCGATACAATCGATGTTTGAGCGCATGTATCAAGTTAAGCATTGCGAGGGTGTGGATGATACCATCGCATTAGGGAGTGAGAGAGACCTAGACCTTTGCATCAAGACTCTTTCACCATCAATCGATGTGCGCTTTGTTGGCAGTGACTACATCGGGAGAGATTTCACGGCAAAGCATACCTGCGAGGAACTTGGAATACCTATCGTGTACACCAGCAGGGAGCATGGTTTATCGTCAACGGAACTAAGAAAGAGAATTAAAGATGAAAAGTTTTGATTTTTATTTTGGCATAGCCAGCTACAAACGCAAGGACAGACAACCGATGTTGAGATTGCTGAACAGTTTGGGCTACCCGAAGGAACAGATACTGCTGGCGGTGCAGTGCGAGCAGGATTTCAAGGAGTATGAACCTATCTATGGGGATATGGCCACGATAATCTACCAAGAAGGTAAGAATATCAGCGACAACAAAAACGCCATACTCGACTATATGGTTGAACACCTCGGAAATCAGAGAGTTGTCATTCTCAGCGACAAGGTGCGAGCCATTAACTGGATTGACCGAAGTCGCAAGACGCACACCGTTGAGACCAAGGCACAGATGGATAAGTTAGTAAGAACCGCCTTCGAACTTACAAGACAGATTGGCGGCAAGGTTTGGGGGTGCTACACTTTGGGCAACACTTTCTTCATGAAGAATACAATTACCACCAATATGCAGATGCTTGGTTGCTTTATGGGGATTGTAGACCCATCGGAACAGAAATTCGACCCGCTGCAGCCTTTAAAGGAAGACTTCGAGTTCATATTGCATCATATAAGCATGGGCAACCAGACTGTCCGGTTCAATGATTTGTTTCTGACAGCTACACTCCACACGAAAGGCGGTTGTCACGAACTATGGAACAGCAAAGGTGATAGCGTTAACGAACGGTGCTGCAAGCGATTACTTTTCAAGTATCCAAAACTTGTCAAGAAACATGCAACAAGGAAGAACGAATGCAGGTACGTAGGTTCACGCATGACCCTTCCAATTTCGATAACTGACTATTTGTAAAATGATATTGTTATGGCAGAACATTACGGCAACACGCCAAGAATAACATACGAGTTTCCCGACTGCTCAATGCCGATGGCTTTTGATACTTACAATAATTGCAGCTTTGGCTGTATGTATTGCTTTGCTCAGAACCAGCGAGGTATTGGCAGCAAGAAGAAGGAATACCTGCACAAGGAGGTTAAGGACGTGAGCGTTGAGCGCATCAAGCGAATGTTCATTGACCCCGACAAGCACGGTGGAGACTTTGCGCCATACATCAAGGATCGCAAGGTTATGCAGTGGGGAAGTATGAGCGACCAGTTCGACAACTTCGAACGGAAGTACGGAACGACACTGGAGCTTTTGCGTTTCTTCAAGGATATAGACTATCCGCTTTGCTTCTCGACCAAGGGAGCATGGTTCACCAAGGATGAGCGATATATGGACTTGATCAGAGGGCAGAAGAACTGGAACTTCAAGTTCTCAATCATTACCAGCGATGCAGAGAAGGCTAGAGTAATAGAGCGAGGGGTGGAAAGCCCACAAGCACGACTGGAAGCCATCGAACGCATCGCCAATGCAGGGGCAGGAGGGGCAACGCTGAGACTTAGACCCTTCATCATCGGAGTGAGCACGCCAACGTACCTCGACCTTATCAAGGAGGCATTCAACAGAGGGGCTACCGCTTTGAGCACCGAGTTCTTCTGCCTGGAAACAAGAAGCCCGACATTGAGGGAATTATTGCCTACTATCAGCAAGATGGCAGGATTCGACATTCTCGCATTCTACAAGAAGTACAGCGTACAATCCGGCTATCTGAGACTGAACCGCAAGGTTAAAGAACCGTTCTTCAGGAATATGAAGGAACTGTGCGACCAGCTGGGGATGCGCTTTTATGTATCGGACGCACACTTCAAGGAACTTTGCCACAACGGAAGCTGCTGCGGATTGCCGCCAACGTGGAACTACAGCAGGGGGCAGATGTGCGAAGCACTGAACATTTGCAAACGCAAGGGATACGTGAGGTGGAGCGACATCAAGCTTGATGCAGAGAACCTTTTGAGGGCGAGACTGGAGAAGGCGATGAACCTGGGAACACGTGAGAAATACTCGAAGTATTACACGATGAGCGCAGCCGACTATATGAAGTGGTGCTGGAACAATCCGCAGGCAGCGCACTCGCCATACAAAATGTTCGAAGGGGCTATGGTACCAGCTGACGAACGAGACAGCGAGGGGAACATCGTATACAAGTACAACGGAGCTAAATTTTAAATCAGAATCGTATGCCACAAGGTAATAACAACAAACATCGAGCGCAGAAAATCGACATCGAGAACCGCCTACAGATTATCGCACCCTTATACCGCAAGGGATGGACTGAGCGGGAAATCACGGCAGAGGTGAGGAAACGTCTCGACAGACCGAAATACAATCAAGCGCACTGCGACATTCAGCGGTTATTGAAGGAGTGGAGGGAAGAGAGACTGACCGACACGGACGAGAAAATAACCAGCGAGGTTGCAAGGTTGAAGCTGGTAATACGTGAAGCCTGGGATGCTTGGGAGAAATCCAAGGAAGACTACCACGGCAAGACACAGACGCAAGTCGGACTGCCAAGCGAGAATCCTGCAACTGGGCAGGTAACGATGGAGACCGTCAAGGCGATAATGTACGATGCTGAGAAGCGAGGACTCGGAGACCCAAGGTATCTTGACATCATCCTAAAGGCAGAGACGCAGATTTGCAAGCTTCTAGGACTTGATAAGGTCGTGCTCGACCTGAACGCAGGATTCCAAGGCGGCATCGAGGTACGCTACATCAATTCGGGGCACGAATGTGCATCCAGCGAGCAGGAAGTAATCGAGCGTGAGGGACTGGATAAAGAATAAATCTCTACCATAATTTTTGTTTTAAGTTTTAAGTTTTAGTTTGTTAGAAGAATGGCACTATTTGACGTTATTGGTGAACTGTATGCCCCGAATGCGGACGTGAAGCCAAGGTTTTTAGTTAACCAAGGAGGCACGTCCTCGGGGAAGACATACACCATTATGCAGCGTCTTATAGTGCTTTCTTTAGAGCATCCGATGGCAATTATCACGGTGTGCGGTCAAGACCTCCCGAACTTGAAGGTGGGAGCCATGCGAGACCTTGACACCATCCTGCACACAAGGGCAGAGCTTCTTGACTGGTTCAAGAACAACAAGAGCGACAGCAGCTACAGAGGAAAGAACGGCTCAATCATCGAGTTCAAGAGTTACCAGGATGCGCAGGACGCTAAGAACGGTAAGCGTGACTACCTGTTCGTGAACGAGGCGAACGGTGTTCCCTACGAAGTATTCTGGCAGCTCGCCATCCGAACACGTAAGCAGGTATTCATCGACTACAACCCAAGCGCAAGGTTTTGGGTACACAACAACATCATCGGAAGGGATGACTGCCGTTTGATACTGAGCGACCACCGAAACAACCGATTCCTTACTGAGCAGGAGCACAAGAAGATTGAGGAGATTGACGACCCCGAGCTGTGGCGAGTATATGCGCGTGGACTGACTGGAAAGATAACCGGGCTTATATTCACTAACTGGGGTATCGTTGACAAGCTGCCACCAAGGGAGGAGTGGAAGATGGAGTGCAGGGGTATGGACTTCGGATTCACCAACGATCCAACTGCTCTGGAGCACGTTATTCTCGCACACGGAGAGTTATGGGTGGACGAGGAAATCTACCAGCCCGGATTGACGAACGAAGACATCGCAGACCGCTGCAAGGAGCAAGGACTGACGAAACGAGACCTTATCATTGCGGATTCGGCAGAGCCTAAGAGCATTCAGGAGATACACAACCAAGGTCTGTGGATAATAGGAAGCACCAAGGGAGCGGACAGTATCAACAACGGCATCGACATATTGAAGCGTTTCCGCATCAACATAACAAGACGCAGCCATGGCATTATCGAGAATATGCAGCAATACAAGTGGAAGAAGTCAAGGGATGGAGAGACCACGAACCAGCCTATAGACGCATTCAATCACGGCATAGACGCAATACGATACGTAGCCTTGAAGAAGTTATCCGTAGCAAGCCACGGAACGGCTAGGGCGCACGTATTGAGACAATAACTACGACAAAATTATAAAGCGTATGGATAAGAACACTACATTCAAGTACTGGCTGGCAGTGGCAAGGCACACCAGTTATAAAATCGGCAAGCAGCCACGACCAGCTTTTGTCGGGGAAAAGAAAGTTCCCGGCAATCTCAACCAGCTATCCATCGGGCAGCTGATTGACCTTTCCCAGCTATCCGACAGCGAGGAAAGTCTGTATCAGATAGTGACAACCGTCCTCGGTCTGAGCCACAAGGAAGTGGAGCAGGCTAGGGCGGTTGATGTCGTTATGCTCATCGGTTGGGTAACATCAGAGGTGGAGCGCATCAACAAGCTCTTCGAGAGCACAGACACAGCGAAGCCAACACGACTGGAGAAGGAGGCAGGCATCGACACCCTGCGGTTCGGACTGTTCGGCATGCTGGACTGGTATGCAGTTAGAATGGGCATCAGCGACCACGACCAGGTGCTGAAGACACCGTGGCTTCGCATCTACAAGTGTATGGAGATGGACAACAAGAGAAGTCTCTACGAGCGGAACCTGCAGAAGTTGCAGGCGGAGGAAATGAAACGTAAATCCAGATAATTATGGCAACAATCAGAGAAACATTAAAGCAGCTGGCAGCAGACACGCTACCGGACTACACCTACCTTTTCGAGGACTGGGACACTGCGGACACCAAGCTGGAGAAGCTGAGCTACCCGGCAATCGTGTGCATCATCCCAGCCAGCGGAACGACAGAGATACGCAACGGCAGGGTTTACGACACCGTAAACGTTGCCCTGGCTTATCTCGACACCGTACCGAGGGGAGCGGAAGGAGAAGACAACGGAGAGTGTATCGACCGAATGAAGGTGGCAGGGGCAAGGATGATACGAGCCATCAACCAGTCGCACCAGTTCGAACCGCTGGAGGGGCAGCAGTACTACGAGACCATCATCGAGCGGCTGAGCACGATCGTGTCGGGCGTAATGTACTCCCTGCAACTGACACAGAGCATAGGAGGGTGTGTGGTATGAGCAAGGGAGGTATTCAATTCGACCCCAAGGCGGCATCGCTGATAATGAGGGAGGAAGTGGAGAGAGCACGGCAGCTTATCATCAACCACATCAGAATCAACGGACAGAACGCATCGGGGCGCACCATAGCGAGCCTAAAGGTGGAGCAGCCCAGCGAGGATGAGACCATCCTATGGGGACACAAGCCATTCGGTGTGCTGGAGACTGGACGAAGGGCAGGAAAGATACCATACGGCTTCCGTGGCATCATCCGTCAGTGGATGAAGGACAAGGGACTGCACGGCACACCTATCCCATACAAGACCCAGCGACCGCACAAGTACACACCGCAAGAGCGTGGAGATATGAGTATGGCAGGGGCAATCGCCCACACCATCGCCAACAAGGGTTCTAGGCTGCACCGCACTGGCGGCAGGGCTGACGTTTACAGCAACGTTGTGCCAGATACGATGAAGCGGTTGGGGCAGAGACTTATTTTCTTAATCCACCAGTCGGTGGGAAGTATCAAACTAAACAATGAGACGGTATGAGACAGACAGAGAAAAACGGCATCACGATTAAGTATGCGGACGCTGTAGGCTTCGCTTTCCTTCCCTGCATCATCAAGGCGAGCGGCTCGGGCGTTGCGAGCATCGAGACAACCATCAGCAGGGAGACCAGGGCGCACACGTACAGCGTGGAAGCGTTTGCAGATAACTGCATTATGGACTACCGGGAATATGTGCAGGCACTCTTCGATGGCATCAGCTTCGGGAACATCGACTACACCAAGGTGAGCCAGCAGAGCAAGCTCGGGTCAGTGTTCAATATTTCCGTGAAGGTCAAGAACAGCGAGGGGAGCGACATTGCGACATTCTGCTACACGACCTTCTACGTGTGGGGAGCGATGAGGGCAGGCGAGACGTGGAACGGATTCAAAAGGCTCACTTGGTTCACGCATTTCCCATTCTCCTTTGGTCTTTATACCAATGAGGCTTCCCAGATTCTTGTCGGTTACGAGGGAGCACCAAACAAGTTAGTCAAGCCAGGCATCGATGGCATCGTGGACATCAGCGCCAGCGTTCTGCCAAGCAAGGCGAGGTACTGGAACATCTACGACTACGATGGCAAGATAGAGCAGGGAACGTTCACGGACGTTTTCGACCTTACTTTTTTTATGGCGAGCGGTGGCAAGCAGTCTCTCCTTGCAAGGATAGAAAGGAACGACACGGAGAAGGGCATTTATCTTCGGTGGGTTGACAGACACGGCTTTTACCGTTACTGGCTTTTCACGCAAGGCGATGAGAGCAGGGCGATAAGCAGCGACACCAGCTTCATTCGCAACAACCTCGGAGGGTATGACGATGCGATATTCGGCTTCCTTGGAGTGAACGGAAGACGGCAGGGCTACAGCAGAGAGGACACCATACCGCTTTGCGCACAACTGGTGGACAGCGAGACGTTCGATTTCCTGCAAGACCTAGCCGGCAGTCCGGTCGTGGATATGTACCTCGGTGGCAACAAGTGGCAGAGCGTGACAATCAAGGCAGGAACGTACACCAAGACAACGGCAGAGTTGCAGGATTTCGTCTGCAACCTGGTTATTAACAATACACAGATTCAGCAGCTATGACAGACCAGCAACTTTACATCGATGGCATCTTGATGGATATGAGCGAGGAAACGGCAATCACGCTCGACATCAAGAGCAACCTTTTCCGTGACATCACGAAAATGACCGCCAACACGACATACACCATCAACCTGCCCAAGACAGCACACAATATGGCTGTGCTGGAGTTTGCAGGAAAACCGAGCACAAGCAGCAAATACCCCTATATTTTCCACACAGCACGTTATTTCCGCAATGGGCTGGAGATTATCCGCAATGGAAGGGCAAGCGTTCTGAGCGTAAAGGAAACCATCGAAATTTCGATTTATTGGGGATTGTTCCAGGCACTGGCAACGCTTCAGTCGTCTGACTTGAAACTGAACGAGTTAAATTGCACGAAGTATCTGCGGTTCAACCGAAACAACAGCTCCTACACCTACGAAAAGGCGATTTCCGAGGGAGTTTTCTATGGAACCTATGACGCTGCAGCGGTCAAGACATCAAGCGAGGAGTGGCAGGGCTATGACCGCAACGTTGGAGGAAACAGCAACACGACATATTCACTCGTTGACGGCAAGATAAGAACAGGAACAGAGGTCGGAATATATGTGTCTGGCGAGGTGCTGACCGATGGTGCCTACCGGTGCACAATCATACCTTTCGAGGCTGGAATGAGAGCAACCATCAGCAAAGTGTTGGGAAAGGGGGACTATCGAACCTGGGCAATACTCGATACCAACAAGAACATCGTGAGCCTTGCTGCGGATGCAGGAACAACCGAGGCGGAAACCAATCCGACCATACCAGCACCAGACCCGATTTTGTCAGCAACAATAGGTGCAGGCATCCTTTGCGCCAGTGGAGACACGAAAACAGCTATGACGACAATCAGCATCCGATTTGCATTGATGGACGAAGCACCAGCAGGGCAGGTTGAATACGGAAGCTACGACCCTGCCACCGGGTTTACAGAAGCCTGGGGAGTGGAAGACATACCAGCAGACAAGGGTGGAACAGAAATCACGGTGAACGTAACCAGGTATAAGCAGGCTGGAAGGCTCGTTTACGTTAAGCCATCAAAGAGCGGAATGCTCTACTGGATAGCAGGCGAAGCTTCGGAAAGCAACTACTACGTATCGGGCGGAACACAATACAAGACATCGAGATTCGCACCATACAGCGTGAAGTACACCAGCGAGAGTGAGCCAATCGATATAGACCTTCAAGCACCAGCCACGGCAGAGTGGCTTGTCATCAACGCAATCAAGGAGTACAGCAGTGGAACGACCATTCAAGTTAAGAGCGAGACTGAGAGCCGGGCGAGAGCCAGCAGCAGGGAAGTACAGACTTCTTCGAGCGGAGGCGGTTCGTTTGGCGGAGGTGGCTCTTTTGGTTATGCTGACAAGGGAGCAATCCAGCCAAGCGTGACGGCACAATATATTCTAGACCTTATCACGGCACAGACTGGGGTTGCATTCGGATGGAGCAGCCAGGCGAAAGAGACCATCAAGGGGCTTGCGGTCCCATTAATCACGAGAAAGGCAGATGCACAGACGGTCGTAGGCAGCTTTGAGGGTACTTTCATCGCAACAACGAACCTCGGCATTCTTGAATTCCAGCCAACGAGCCTATCGGAGGTCTTCGATGGACTGGAACTTGCGAACAGATACAGCCAGCTGAAAGTAAAGATTGCCTGCACGATGATTTTCGATGTTCAGATGAACTGGTCGTGGGACGCATCAAATGCACGACCGAATGGGCATATCGGAAACTCTTACGAAGGCTCTACCGAATGGAACGGAGTATATCAGTATGATCCTTGCTACGTTGAAATCAAGGTTGTTTCAAAGCATACGAGCGACCAGGAGGAAAGCGAGTACACAAAGACATACATCGCAGGCAAGGAGATAGACGAAGATGATTCTTCTAGAAGGTATATTACAGACTACGACTCGGACAAGGTAAACGGACGGTTCATACACCTTGCAGCAGGGCGAGGGGAGATTCAACTTGAAGAGGACGACATCGTGACCTTCGAGTTCAAACACTACGGTAAGGGGGTCTTGAGAGGGTTGCGTGGGTACAACGGACGCATTTCTGCAAGCATCAGTCAGAGCGATGAAGTACCCTACGGAGGGAATTTCCCTATCGGCAAGAACCTGCCAGACATCAAGGTGACGGATTTTCTGAAGTGTATCTGCATTCTGACATCAACGTTCCCAAGCCAGCGATTCACCGATGGCAGACTTGCGTTTGCGGACATCGTGAGTCTATGGGAAGACAAGGCGCAAGCGGTTGACTGGACGAAGAAGCTCATTCCAAGCGAAGCCTGCAACCATCCAAGGCAGACCGATTTCAGCGTAGAGGACTACTGCCAGCATAACATCTACAAGTGGAAGGAAGACGACACCGTCTTTCGGAAGCACGATGCGGATATGGAGATAGACAACAAGACGCTGGAATATACGCAGGACGTTTGCACGCTGCCATTCGCAGCCACGGACGGAAACCGCATACCGATATACGAGTGGGAGAGTACGCAACGCTACTTTGGTAGAACTACGTTAACAGTACAGACTGCCACCAAGTACAAGGCGTGCAAAGACCGAATCGTGAATCTTACAAAGGACGATGCCGGCTATGCGGTATTGGCTTTCAATATCGACCTGCAAGGTATCTTCGACAGCAAGCTGGAAAAGTTGAGAAAGACGGTGGCGAACCCACACCAGATAACGGAGCGGTTCAACCTTTCCGATTTGGAGATACTGAACTTTGACGAAACGAAGCCAGTGTACCTTGCTCAGTACGGAGCGTATTTTGCTGTTCTCGAAATCAAGACAACAAACAGCGGATACTGCGAGGTTACAATGATAGAGTTGAACAACTAAAAGACAAAAAACTATGGTAAGTGAAGACAAACAGCAGATTCTTGACATCAAGGTCAAGTACGAGGATGCAATCTATGGAATCATCAGATACAAGGAGAAGATTGACCAGCTAAAGCAATCCATCAAGGACTTGCAGCAGCAGGAAAAAGACAAGACCATCACGACCAACGAGATGAAGGTGCAGACGGAAGCCATCAACGCAACCATCAAGGAGTACCAGTACAACGTGCGTGCCTTGCAGAAGGAAATCCAGAACAACGTGCGCACAGAGAACGAGCAGGAGGGCAGTTTGAAGCAGCTGCGTGCCCAGCTTTCCAATGCCACCAAACAATACGATGAGATGGCAAAGGCAGAGCGTGAGGGAGCGAAGGGGCAGGCACTAGCCAAGCACATAAACGAGATAACGGAAAAGCTGAAACTGGCAGAGGAGGAGACGCAACGATATTATCGCAACGTTGGCAATTACTACAACTCGATGATGCAAGCAGCAGATGACCTGCAGGGGACGGAGTTCTTTGGTATGGATATTGTCAATGATACCGAGGTTAGCAACATCATCAAGCTGGCGCAGAATATGGATGGACTGACAGGCAAGCTGAAGGCGTTCGGTAAGACCGCAATCGGCTTGGTTATGAATCCATATTTTGCAGCACTCGCTGGCGTTGTCGGTGTTGGTATGACATTTAAGTGGTTCTATGACTACAACAAGGGATTGATGGAAGCCACACGACTGACAAAGGAATTCACTGGCTACACCGGGGAGGCATTGGAGACGATGAGGAACAGCATCGCAGCCACAGCGGACTCCATGGGAAAGGATTTCAAGGACGTTCTCGGAACGGCTGACAACCTTATGGCTAATTTCCATCTATCGGGCGAGCAGGCGATGGACGTAATCAACAAGGGCTTTGCGAGCGGTGCAGACCTATCGGGCGATATGTTGCAGAAGATACAGCAGTATGCGCCTACCTTCCACGATGCAGGAATATCGGCAGACCAGCTTGTGGCGATATTGCAGCAGACCAGAAGCGGCATTTTCAGCGATAAGGGTCTAGACATTATCACTATGGCTAGCAAGAAAATCCGTGAGATGAGCAGCGGAACGGCTTCAAGCCTTGACGCTATCGGCATTTCATCAAAGCAGGTGCAGCAAGACCTAGCCAACGGCACGAAGAACACATTCGACATCATCCAGCAGGTAGCTTCGAAGATGAAGAACTTTGGAGCGGACAGCCAGCAGGTTGGAGATATACTGAAAAACGTCTTCGGAAAGCAGGGAGCGCAAGCAGGTATTCAGCTTATCGAACAGCTCGACACGATGAGCACCAGCCTTGACGAAGTAAAGAAACAGACTGGAGCCTGGGGAGATGTGCAGCTGGAGAACATCAAGTTACAAAAGGAACTGAACACCTATATGAGTTCTATGTTCGATTTCAGTCAAAAGGGCTTTGCATCAATCATCACGGCAGGAAAACAATTCGGAACGAAGGTGCTCATTCAGATAATGAAGGGTTTGTTCAACACCATCAACTACTTCATCGACTGGTACAACGAGAGCCTTCTTTTGCGTGGAGCTATTCAGACACTTGGAGCTGCTTTTCGTGGAGTTTGGTCTGTAGTTAGAGGCGTGGCAAACCTTATCATCGATGCAATGAAACAAGTCGGCAGAAGCCTGAAGGGTGCGCTCGATATATTAGAGGGTATCGTAACGTTCGACCTTTCCAAGGCACAGCAGGGATTCAAGGAGATATTTGACCTTTCCAAGTTTATCAAGGAAGGATGGAATGATATTAAGAAGACTGGCGCAGACTTTGGAAACGCATTCGCTGACGGATACGAGAACGCAGTGCACGGAAGACTGAAGCATCTGAAACTTGCGAACCTAGACGGTGGAGCGACCAGCAGCGAGCCAGTGAACGGAAACAAGGGAACGACACCAGCCAAGGTAAGCACCACCAAGACCAAGGCACAGAGAGCCAAGGAGAAAGCGGAAGCCAAGGCAGAGGCAGAGCGCAGAAAGAAGCAGGAAAAGGAATTGCAGGCACAGATTGCACTTATCCAGTATCACTACAACGAGCAAGTAATGGACGCAAAGAAGCGATACCTCGCAGGTATGTACGACAACGAGCGAGACTACAGCAACGACCTCGAACAGCTTGAGAAGGATATGGTGGCAAGGAGCATTGACGCATACGTATCAGCTGGTGAGATAGGAGCGGAAAAGGCGCAGGAAATGCAGGCAAAGTTGCTCGACATTATGATTAAGGCGAAGGCAGACATCAAGAACCAAGCAAAGGAGATTGTGGACGAAATCAACAAGGAGTTCGAGGAAGCAGAGAAGAAGCGCAGGGATGCGGACATTATGAACGGTGGCACTGGAGAGGAAGACGATGCAGCCAAGCTGGAGAGATACAAGGCTTTCCTAGACAGCAAGATGCAAGCCTACAAGGACTATGCAGCCGTGCAGGAGCAGCTGCAGAAGGATTTGAGCGATGCAGAAGTCAAGGAGCAAGAGGAAGCCAACAAGAAAAAGGCATCTTTGCAGGAAGAGCAACTGAAAATGATGAGCGATATGATACAGACAATGGGAGACGGTCTGTCCGAGTTCTTCGAGAGCGAGGATAAATCGCTACACTCATTCCTTAAATCGATGCTGACATCAATACTTGACGCTATAGAGATAGCTGTTAACGCATACTTTGCCCAAATCCTCGCCAAGGAAATTGCAAGCAAGTCGTGGGGAGGTGTGGCGAGTGCAGCAGCTTTGATGGCACTTGTCAAGGCAGCGTTTGCAGGCGCAAAAGCACTCGTCAAGGGATTCTCCACTGGTGGCTACGTCCAAGGCTCTGGCACTGGAACGAGCGACAGCATCCCGGCAAGGCTATCCAATGGAGAGAGCGTAATGACCGCCAAGGCGACATCGATGTTCAGTCCGATATTATCCGCATTCAACCAGCTTGGAGGTGGCGTGCCTATCGTAGTAAACAACGGAGGAAGCAACATCGGTATGGATATGCTGGCGGCAGCGGTCGCTAGAGGGTATCAGATGGCTCCACAGCCAATAGTGAGCGTGGAAGAGATAAACCGCACCCAGCGGAGAGTGCAGACGATAGAGAATATCGGCAGGCTCTAATGGTGTTGTTATTTTATCAAAATTTGCGTTCTGAGCGGTTTTTGGTCGAAGGTGGTAAAGTTATACACCCAATGCAGTAAAAGCCGCTTAGAGCGTAAATTTTCGGCTTGTTTAGGAAAATTAACTGTTTATGAGATAAACATATCGAAAATAATCGTATCTTTGCAGCGTTTTAAAACTTAAAAATAACGTTTCAATGGCTAAACTCAGAATATACAACGACATCGACAGCCAAGACAACAAGTTTTGGTATCAATGGTGGGGTGGTGACTGCGTATGTTTTCAAGATATAGATGTTTTTGCTGCAAGCATACCAAAAGACGATGATACCATCGATATGCGTATCTTCTGTAATGGCGGCTCGGTTGTCGAAGGCTGGGCAATCTACGACAGACTGAGACAGAGCGGCAAGAAGATAACCTGCACCGTAGAGGGCAAGGCAGCTAGTATGGCAACTATCATTATGCTGGCAGCACCAAAGGCTAACCGCAAGGCATACGAGAACGCAGCCTTTCTCCTTCACAACCCGTGGGTTCCTGGCTGGTGTCTAGGCGACCAGCTGAATGCAAAGGACTTGAAGAACCAGAGCGAGGAAATGCAGATGTGGCAGGACAAGATGGTGGACGCATACGTAGAGCGGTGCGAGTGCGACCGGGAAGAGATTCAAGCCTTGATGGATAAGGATATCTTCATCAGCACCAGCGAGGCTTTGCGCCTAGGTCTTATCAGCAGCACCGTTGCACCAATCAGCGCAAGCGCATCGAAGCGCAATATCGAAAATTTTATTAATTCAAAACAACAAAATCCAAAAGCAATGGAGAAGAAAACAGAAGTTAAGGCTTCTCTCCTTGACAAGATTCTCGCCAAGTTGGGCGTGAAGACACTGGAGGAAGCAGAGCAGGCTGTGGCAGAGCCACAAGCCAAGGTAGAGCCAAAGGCAATGGAACTCAACACAGCGGACGGACAGACACTGACCGTAGAGCGTGAGGAGGGAGATCCGCAGGTTGGCGACAAGGCAAGTCCGGACGGAACGTTTGAAATGCCCGATGGTAAGACAATCGTTGTCGAGGATGGTGTAATCACCGACATTCAGACCGCAGGCAATGAAGGCGGTGAGGGCGGCAGCGCATCAAGCACCGACAACGACACCGTAGCCAAGTTGCAGCAGCAGGTTGCAGCACTTAAACAGCAGTTGAACGACACCAAGGCACAGCTGGCAAGCGCACAGAAACTTGCGAAGAGCAAGGAGGATATGCGCATCTTGAATGCAGTGAAGATGGCAGGCGGTGCGGAGAAGGTGCTGGCAGGCTTCAGCAGCCACTACCAGCCAGCACAGCGACAGCCAAGCGGCAAGGGCGCAGGAGAGCAGGTGGACGTTAAGGCGGACGCAAAGACTATCAGCGAGAAGGTCAAGGCTTATCGTTCCAAGAAGCGACCAAGCAAGGACTAAAACGTTGTAAGAAATCAAGTAAAAACAAATTAGATAGTTATAAATTATGAGTAATACTTTTGATGTAAAGCAGTTCGAGAACTTTGTCCTCGAACCCGAAAATCTGAAGACCATCAAGGATGCCGTTCAGGAGACGTTCTACAAGGATGAAAACATTGCGGATTTCGTCGCCATCACTAAGGTCAAGGACGGAGACCCTATCGCCATCATTGGTGAGATGGAGATGGTCGGCAAGGCTGGCAGCGGTTGCGACCCAACGTATGACGAGAAGGGCATCGCCAACAACTTGGAGCGCTGGAAGCTTGGCGACTGGCAAGTACCAATCAAGATTTGCTATGATTCGCTGAAAGGCTCAATCGCTGAGTACAGCTTGAAGACCGGCACAGACATTGGAGACCTCACCAGCACAGACTTCATGGTAATCTACACCGATGCACTGGAGCGTGCTATGAAGCAGATGGTTTGGCGATTCGGCTGGTTTGGTGCTGAGGATGCGCAGACTGTTTCCGAGGGCGGCAAGCTGACCGATGGCTTGAAGAAGGAGTACTTTACCACTTGCGATGGTCTCTTCAAGAAAATTTTCGCAGCTACAGCCACAAAGAACCGCACCGAGATTGCAGCCAACAAGGAAACCACGATGGCGGAGCAGATTGCGGCAATCCGCAAGCAGGGTGTGGCAACCGACCTTGTAGACAATATGCTTATGAACGTGGATTCACGCATCATCGATGATCCGAACGCTGTGCTTCTTATGACACGCTCGCTGGCTGACGCATTGACTTACGACATCAAGAAGACTTACCACGACATTATGCCTTGGGAGAAGGTCTTCGATGGCTTCCAAACATCGACCTACAACGGCATTAAAATTGCCAGTGTCAGCATTTGGGACAGAATGATTAAGGGCTATGAGAAAGGCGCTACAGCGTACAACCTTCCTCATCGTATGGTCTTCTGTAACCCTAAGCAGCTGATGGTCGGCACACCGCAGGATTCGCTCATTAGTGAGCTGGATGCTTGGTTCGACCACAAGGAGCGTAGAAACTATATCTATTCAACTGGTAAGATTGGCACGGCTCTCCTCGAAGAGAATATGATCCACGCAGCTTACTAATCGCTCCATATCTTCATCAAGTATTAAGTTTCAAATCCTCAACACCCACAAAACGGTGTTGGGGATATAACAATTTTAAAACGAATTAATATGGCAAAAACTTGCGAGAGCCTTATCGCTCAGGACATCATCATCCCTTGCGAAGACCAGGTAACAAAGGGATTGGAGGGCGATGGACTTATCATCAACCGAGACGACATTGACTTTGCCAAGTCCGTTGTCGTGGGTAATATAATTAGCACATTGGTCTTGAAGACTGGCAAGAAAGCATACGCTATCCGGCAGGAAGGCAGCAAGCCATACACTGGAACCAAGACCGAGCTGATCGTTGGCACGTATCGCAACAGCTGGAAGAATACCGTAGCAGTCGTGGTATTGGCAAACACACCTGACGTTTGCGCAAATATCATTGACGGACTGGCGAACGGAAAGTTCGTTATCATCCTGCGCAACCTTTCGAAGGGAGCGGACGGAAAGGCAGAGTACCAGGTATTTGGATATGCGCAGGCACTGAAGGCAAGTGCTGGAGAAAACGACAAGTACTCAGACGACACCGAGGGCGGCTGGCTTATCACGCTGGAAGAGGAGAGCGTACCGAAGGCAGCTTATTTCTTCTTTGATACAGACAGCGAGACAACGGCAGCCAAGTACGCCAGTCTGACAACAGAAGCCGTAGGAGGTTAAGCTATGACCTACGAGGAAGCAACAGCCAAGGTCGGAGAGTTGAAGGAACGGTATGACAGTCCCTTTGACGCATCCGACAAGGCAGTTATCGAAACTCTATATTTCGAGGTAACACGGAAGCGGTTTGTACCGACAACCTGCCAGCAGTGTTACCACGATGCTTTGATTGAAATTTATCTAAAACTCAAAAAAGAAAAGGCTATGCCAAAGCAATGTAATTACGTAATGAAGGCAGGCTTCATCATTTCCTGCCCCGATTTCTATAATGGTAAGATTTTCACAAACGAGAACTTGACCGACAAGGTAGCGCACGAATATCTGACAAAGTACCCACACATGGAGAGCTACTTTCAGAAAATACCCAGCGAGGAACTTATCGAGAACAAACAGCCGCCAGCAGGCAGCGACAGCGGTGCAGATGATACCACCGGGAAAGATCCTGCCGAAAAAGCAGGCAGCGACAAGAAAAAAGACCTCGACCAAGCCGAGAAAGCAGGCAAGGAAGAGTGACAAAATAACAAGTAAAACGACACAAGCAAGATGAACGTAAAGACAGTTAAGAAGCCGAAGCGAAGAATTGATATTGGCTACGTCAGCCGATTCAAGATGCAGGCATACGGATATGATAATCTATATCCGCAGAACCTCGCACGCATCACGGAAGCCAGCGGAACGGCAAAGCTCTGCCTTAACCGCTACGCCCGATTCATTGAGGGCTACGGCTTCGACAGCGATGTTATCGCAGCGTTAGCGATGAACCAGCAAGGGGACACGGCAGACGATTTGCTTCGGAACGTATCGGGCGACCTTGCGAGGTTTGGAGGCTTCGCCCTTCACGTGAACTACAACGTTCTAGGGCAGGTGTCGAGCGTGAGCCACGTACCCTTTGAGAATTGCCGCCTTGAAGAGACGGACGACAAGGGGAACGTGGCGCACGTCTTGCTGCATCCAGACTGGGAGCAGAAGAAAACGAGGAACGGAAAGCGGTTGATGGTGAACGACAAGACTATTGAGCGCATCAACGTATTCAACCCCGACCCCGACATCGTTTTTGAACAGATTGAGAACGCTGGCGGCATCGACAGCTACAAGGGACAGATTCTGTGGCAGAGCCTAGACGGACAGTTTATCTATCCTACAGCCAGCTACGATTCAGCCATCACGGAGATTTCGACCGATGAGGGACTGGGCAACGTGAAGATGCGAAACGTGAGAAACAACTTCCTCGTATCGTGTATGCTCGTAACCAAGAAGGGCGTGCCTAAGTTCGATGAGAAAGGCGAAGAGGTGGAGAGCGGACAGATGATTTCCGATGAAGACCTTTTGCAATTCCAGGGGGACGAGAGCACAGCGAAGATTCTAGCTGTCGAGGTGGAGAACGAGGAAGACGAACCGAAGGTTGTGGCTTTCCCAACGAAGAACTTCGACAAGGAGTTTTCCGTGACCGATAGCAGCGTTATCGAGCGCATCTACGCACAGTTCCACCAAGAACTCTTCTACTCCATCCGTATTGGCAAGCTGGGATTCAGCGGACAAGTGATGCAGGATGCCTATGAGTACTATGCTGGAGAGGTGACGACAGAGCAGCGATTCATTGAGCGAGCCTTCAAGAAGATTTTCGAGAACTGGCACGATCCAGGCATTCAGAACATAGACCCCAAACTACAGCCGTTGAAGTATATCAGCAGCGAGGCGGGAAACAACACCATCAAAAACGAATGACCATGCCAAAGATTGAACGTAAACCATTATTGACGGTCGAGCAGTTCAAGCAACTTGCAAGACCGACCAGCGCACACCTTGATGAGGATGAGGTGGAGAAGCTTATCCGAGAATGCGAGGATGCCTTTATCTTGCCAGCCATCGGCTGGGCGAACTTCAAGGCATCAATCGGACTTTGCCCATGGGACAACACCTTCGATGACTCTTTTATTCCCGATTTATTCTTGGACGGAGGCGAGTGGGACACCAAGGAGAGAGACGAGGACGGAAACGAATTCAAGAAGCTAAGGTATTGTAACGGTGTACGCAAGGCGGTCGCTTATTTCACGTATGCGAAGTTATTGCGAGCCGATGGAACAATTATAAGCCGTGCGGGCGGTATGCGTCACAGAGACGAATATTCCGACCATGTGCAGGACATAACCAACAACAAGCAATACAACGACATTATGGGATTGGCAGAAGGGTATTTATCCGACTGCCTATATTATCTTAAGTATCACGCAAAGAGCAAGCAGATAAGCCCGGTTAGAGGTAGTCGGGCGCATGTGCATGCGATAGGAGACTAGAGCGTATGGCAGACACAGTAATCAAGACAATTTCCCAAATGCGGGAGGTGGCTCAAAAGGTCAAGAATGAGACGGAGGTCGGTTGCAATACCGCAGACCGTGTAGGAGGGCTTTTCGAGGACATCGTAAACCATATCGGGCATCACGAAGACAGCCTTTTAGTCCTTGGGGAAAGCGAGTATAATTCCATCAACAAGGACGAAAGCAAGATTTATTTTGTTTACGAGGAGGAATAGGTATGATTCGGGCATTTGGACACGACATAGCGATAATACAAGCCAAGGGCAAGGTTATCGCGGCGGTCTATCGAGGAGCGAGGCTTGTTTGGCAAGCGGTCCGTTCTTGCTTCGGGAGCGGGCACTGGATAGACTCTAAACCATGGATTGATAGCGAAGCATGGAAAAATAATTAAAAGTAATAACAATGGCAAAAGTTTATGATAAACCGATAAACCTTTCCACCAACTGGGGAGGGGATTCCAGCACTGGAAACTTGCCGGTGTCGGGACGGCGAGTACAAGAACTAATCAAGAACACATTCGCTAAGAAGGGCGGCTTCTTCCAAGTTAAGGATAGCAAGTTTTTGCAGGTTTTTGCCAGCGAGGAAGACGCTAAGAACTACGACGAAGACAGCGAGAAATACGCCGACTTGGTTCTCTCGCAGATTCAACTTCCGAACACTGGAGCCACGCAAGCGACAATGAAAAATACGATTCTCGCCACGCCTAGCGAATATACGACCCCTGGGAGTGCCGAGATTTTCAAGTTTAGGTACTTATCCTATTACGACAACGAGCAAGACCTTTCTCAGATGAGCGGTTCTTGTACGGTTTACGTTGCGGGTTTGCAGCGTGAGCGCATTTCCCTGCGTTCGGGCAGCACGTATACGATTGATGTAACGAAGTACATAGGCGATGATGTTACGGAAATCAGATTCACTATCGACAACGGGGAGGGAAGCAGCAGAAGCTACGTTTACGAAGTCACAACCGTAAACCTTTTTGTTTCTTCAAGCTTCGATAGCGTGACCGCATACGAGGGTGCAATCCCATTTGTGTACACACCAATCGGCAATATCAAGAAGGTCGTCCATATTCTCTTGGACGGCGAGGAGATACACACCGAGGAGACGGAAGTCAACAACCGCCAGCAGTCCTTTGAGATTCCAGCGCAAGCGCACGGAGCGCATAGCCTGGAAGTTTATCTGTCCGCATCCGTGCAGGGGTCGGAACTGAAGAGTAACCACCTTAACTTTGCGCTCGTCTGTATCGAGCGAGGAAACGAAACCCCAATCATCGCTAGCACCATGGAACATATCTATATGAAGCAGTACGAGACGGTTTCCATTCCTTTCGTGGTCTATGATCCATTGAACAACCCAGCAGACATTACCTTGAAGATTAACGACTCAACCGTGGCAACCAGAAAGGTTGACCGCACCCAGCAATCGTGGGTATACAAGTCGATGAACCAAGGCGGTGCCGCTATGACGATAACTTGCAGAAGCGTAAGCAAGACTTTCCCATTGACTGTTGACAAGTCTTCCATTACATCAGAGGCAGAAACCCGGAACCTCGAGTTGTTCCTAACCTCGCAGGGCAGGAGCAACCAAGACACCAACAAGGAGATATGGAAGTACAATGACATCGAAGTTTCTTTCAATGGTATGAACTATCAGACCAACGGCTGGGTCGAGGACTCGGACGGCAACATTGCCATGCGCTTAAGCGGCGGTGCAACAATGAGCATACCTTTGCATTTGTTCGCCAAGGACATCAGACAGACTGGAAAAACAATCGAGATTGAGTTTGCCGTAAGACAGATAACCGACTTTACAAGCGTAATCCTATCATGCATGCAGGGCGGCATCGGCTTGCAACTGACCCCTAACACGATTTCCATTAAATCGGAGCAATCAGCACTGGAGACCAAGTACAAGGAAGATGAGCGTGTCCGCATCTCTTTCGTTATCGAGAAGCGAGCCTATAACCGATTGATGCAGATTTACATCAACGGCATCAAGTCCCAGTCCTTGCAGTACCCGAACAACGATGGATTCACGCAGTCGGCACCTGTAGGAATAACCGTTGATTCTTCGACAGCCACGATCGACATCTACAATATCAGAAGCTATTCCAACAACCTCAACGCCCAGCAGCTTCTGGACAACTACATTGCGGATATGGACGACATAGAGAAGAAACAGACTATCTTCAACCGCAACCAAGTTTATGATACATACGGCAATTTGAGCTATTCCAAGTTGCTGGAGCAGATTCCGTGTCTCATTATCACTGGTGAGCTTTCCCAGTACAAGGGCGACAAGAAGACCGTAGCTATCGAGTATGTGGACAAGAACAATCCAGCGAATAGTTTCACCGCAGACGGCGTGGAGCTGAACGTGCAGGGTACTTCTTCCCAGTACTACCCACGCAAGAACTACAAGGGCAAGTTCAAGAACGGCTTCAATATGACCGCCAGCGGCAAGCACGAGGATAATTTTGCGCTTGATAAAGATGCAGTTTTGCCAGCGAACGCCTTCTGCTGGAAAGCGGACTTCGCCGAGAGCAGCGGCACACACAACACTGGACTTGCTAATTATATCGGCTGGATGCTCAAGGAGGCGGGCATACAGACAGAGCCACAGAAAAAGAACTCGCTCATCCGTACGACCGTATATGGAGAGCCATGTTTGATTTTCCACAGAAGTAAGGCAGGGGAGACACCTCTGTTCATCGGCAAGTACAACTTCAACACCGACAAGAGCGCAGAGAACACATTCGGCTTTGCGGAGGGGGACGAATCGTGGGAGTTTCTGAACAACACCAGCGACCGCTCGAACTTCCTTTCAGCCGATTTCAGCGGTGACGGATGGAAGAACGATTTCGAAGGTCGTTATCCTGACGGCAACGAAGACATCTCAAAGATGAAGGAAGTGTTTACATGGGTAGTTTCTTGCAAGGGTAACGTTGACAAGTTCAAGGCAGAACTGGAACAATATTTCGACAAGAAGACAATTCTCTTCTATGACCTCATTACATTGGTTTTCGGAATGGTTGATCAGCGAGCGAAGAACCAGTTCTTGACATATTACACTGGCGGCAAGTGGCTTTTCATTTTCTATGATAACGATACCGTCTTCGGCATCAACAACGAGGGCGCAATCGGATTCAGCTACAACATCGAGATACACGATGTTATCGGCAACTTGAACGCTTACAATGGAGCGAACTCCTTGCTTTGGGAGCTCGTTGAAAGCGCATTCGCCGATGACATCAAGAGCCTTTATCAGACCTTGCGACAGAAGAACATTCTGACCTATGACAAGGTTATCGAGTATTGCAACACAAGACAGAGCGACAAGTGGTGCGAGGCGGTTTACAACGAAGACGGCTATTTCAAGTACGAGTCTCCTTTGATTGACGGATATACGGATTATTCCAGCGGTACGGCTCAGACCGTGAAGACTGGAGCGTTCTTGTATGCCCTTCAAGGTAGCCGTGACGCTCATCGCCGCTGGTGGCTTTACAACCGATTCAAGTACATGGATTCTAAGTTCCAGGCAGGCTCTTCGTTGTCAGACTACATTACTTTCCGAACATACACACCGAGTGTATGGGTAGGTGTCGAGCCAAAGGCAGACATCACCATCGGTGCGTTCTCGGCAATGTATGGAACTATTCGCTGGGGTAGCGTGACCAAGAGTGAGAGAATGCGAGAGGGAGAAGTGAAGACTATCACTGCACCTGCTGGCATCAAGTTCAACGACACCGAGACCATTATCTACAATGCTTCTATGATAAAGAGCATTGGCGACTTGTCGGCTTTATACATTGGCACGGTTGATGTATCGAAGGCAACCAATGTAACAGAACTTATTATCGGCTCATCGGTGAGCGGTTACCAAAACAAGAACTTCAACGTTTTGTCCCTAGGTAATAACTCGAAGCTGAGAAAGCTGGATATTCAGAACTGCCCGAACTACACCGCAAGCATTGACGTGAGCGGCTGTGAGAACATCGAGGAGATTTATGCAAGAGGCACTGGCGCAACAGCCGTGAACCTTGCTGAGGGCGGCGTTCTCAGAGTTTTGCAGCTTCCAGCCACCATTACCAACTTGACGTTAAAGAACCAGCAGAAGCTGGGGCTCGGTTTAACCATGGAGTCATGGGCGAACCTTTCAACACTAGTTGTCGAAAACTGCCCAAATGTTGACTTCTTAAGTATCGCAGACAGTGTTCTTTCCTCAACGAACGCATTAAAGTACGCTAGATGCACCAATATTGATGCAACCAAGGCGGATTTCAATATCCTGAATAAACTTTCAAGAATCAAAGGAATTGGCGACAACGGCGAATATACGGAAACAGCATATTTGAGCGGAAAATATGTTGTGCTTAAGGCTATCAAGGAAGACATCGAGAGAATGAAGAGTCTTTATCCTTATTTGTCAATTTCAGCAAGAACAACGCTGAAAACCATATTTGTTACATTCAAAGTGACAAGCCAATATGGAGCAATAAAAGGAGCGACCGTGGAAATCAATGACTTGACATACGACCTTTCCTCGGGAACGATAAAAGTGCCATTGGCAGAAGGAGAACGCTACGATTACGTTATCCGATATAGTGGAGGCGAAGATAGAGGAACTATTCAGTCTCGTTCGGACACGACAATATCAAAGTCGTACAATATTGAATTTGACATAATGACGTTGAAGCCAGAGCCTAATGGAAAGATGCAAGTTTTGTTGACCGGTAACTCTGTGTCTATAACTGCTTCAGGTGGTTCTGTCAATATAGATTGGGGAGATGGAAGTACAAGTAATGAAGGCTCGCACACTTATACGGATGGTAATGCTTTCCATAATGTATCTTTGGATTCAGTCGAAGGAAAAAATGCGCAGGTAACATTTGGAGAAGGAAACATAGTAGCCTTTTGGACGGTTGGAAATACACCTATAGGTGTAAGTATGCTAATTGAACAAGGTAAATTGGAGTATGTAAGTGAAGACGTATGTCTCAATTCATTAGATATATCAGGCTTCTTTTATGGCTGTTATAAGCTAAAGGAAATACCAAAGTCCGTTTTTATCTCAAATGGGAATTCTACTACTCTTACCCGGTATTACGGTTTTGAAAGAGGACTTTTTGGAAATTGTGTTGGGCTCAAGTCTATTCCTGCCGGATTGTTTGACAATTTTAAAAACGTAAAAGATTCTTCCAAGGCTTTTGAGGATTGTGTTACCCTAGAGAGTGTTCCACGTGGATTGTTCGACAAGATGGAAAAACTAACTAAAATTGATAAAGATAGCTCTGGTTATGGAAATGTTTATGGAATTTTCACGAGGTGTAGCGAGTTGACAGAAGTTCCATTTGACATCTTCGACAAAAATCCTATAAGTTACTTTGACGGAACATTCGCAGAGACTAAATTGACTGTTGGTTTACTACCAGTCAGCTTAAAGAATCCAGCCGCAAGTCATAGGTATGTTTACAGAGGATGCCCGATAGAAAAAATCATAGGAAGAACAGAGACACCAGCAACAATAAATTCAGATTGCATTCCTTATAGGGTGTTGAAGATTTACGTCCCAGATTCCGCAATTGACACATACAAGGCGGCAACGAACTGGAGTAAATTTGCAGACAAGATTGTTGGATGGAGCGAGTTAACGGAAGAAGAGAGACAGAAGTATGGATTAACAATATAAACGATTAGGATATGAAGATAGACAAAGACAACGACAAGCACATCATCGCTGATGATGGCAAGGTGTTCGAGCGCATCGCAGATGGCACGAGCTATGGCAAGGAGATTTATCTAGGGTATTCGTATTTCATTGGTGGGGAGAAGTTGGACGTTCCCCACCTTGACACGCCCGAGGACTTCCGAGAGGTTGACGAGCCAAAGGAAGATGAACAAAAAGAGAACAGAGATGAATGACAAGGAGAAAGAACTATGGCGAGTTATAGACAACGTAATCAAGTGTTGTGCTATTGAACTTCAGAACGGAGAGTTGAGCATTACGAGAGAAGACGTTCTCGGCAAGTCGAGAGCAGAAAACCTCGTAATGACAAGATGTATGGTCGTTGAGCAGATGATACACGCAGGATTCAGCATAACGACCATTGCGACCGTATTAAACCGCACCGTTCCAGCTGTTAGGCATCTTTGCAAGATGGCTTACACCTATATCAGCACGTCTCGAGTTTATCGACTTGCTACGGCACAAGCGACCCTTCTAAACAAGGACGTTGAGCCGATTTGTATTTAATTAAGAAACAAAAAGAAAACAACCAAAAGCGTTCTTTGAAAATAATTCGATAAATACCCCTGCACTAACTTTTTGGAGCGAGCCAAAAATCAGAGTATCTTTGCAGCGGATTCAAATATTTTGTTTCCGTAACGTAATTAACTCAAAATTTTATGGCAGACACAATCGAGAAAGTTTATTGCACTGGGGACAGCGGCAATGACAACCTGGCGGCAGCGTTGCTCGCTAGAGGTAGAGACAATGATCCAGCGACTATGCTGGCAGCAATGAACGGTGGTATGGGCAACTGGATGAATAACCCGTTTGCCTATATGATGATGATGGCTTGGATGCGAGACTGGAATAACCGTGGCGGCAATTTGCAGGACACGGAATTGCAGAATCAGATTGCGAGCCTTCGCACACAGATGCAGGACGGCAATAATACGGCTCTCCTGATGGACGCAGTGAAGGGCAACAGCGTTGCTCTTGGTCAGCTGGCGCAGAATCTTAACTGCGATATGAACCAGCTGCAGAATGCAGTCTGTGGCGTGCAGGCAGCAATCCAAGATGTAGGCGGCAAGGTTGGTCTCAGCGCAGAGCGAGTAATCAACGCAGCGAACCTCGGAAACCTCAACATCATCCAGCAGTTGAAGGACTGTTGCTGCCAGACCCAGCAGAACATCATCAAGATGGGCTACGAGAACCAGCTGGGGCAGAAGGACATCCAGAACTCAATGCAGCGAGGATTCGATTTCAACAACCGCAGCATAGAGCGAGGCTTCTCGGCACTCGGTTTCCAGCTTCAGCAGGACAAGTGCGACATCATCCGCTCGAACCAAGACAACACCCAGCGAGTTATCGATGTGCTTAACAATCACTGGCAGCAGGATTTGCAGCAGAAGTACAACGATGCACGCCTGGAGTTGAGCCAGCAGAGACAGAACGCTGAACTTATTGCAGCGTTGAAGACCACCACAACCACCACTGGAGCGTAGGAGGTCTAAACAAAATCTATCAAGGGGCAACTCACCGTGCTATCGGTGAGACCCCTTTTTGTCTATTTATCGAATTATCTAAAAAGAGCGCATTATGGAATTCAAAAATATTCAGAGAAATCACCCGGTCTATCTGCTAGACAAGCAGACGGTGGAAGTTAAGGAAGGCAAGGTCGTAGACAATCAGCCGCACATCAACACTGGCATCGCAACCATTTCCAGCAGCGGACAGCCAATGCGAGACGTAACAATCGAGGTGGAGGGAAAGCAGACCATCTACACCATCCCCGAACACCTGGGAGTAACCTTTGCAGGCGAAACCGTACTGGCAACCGACAAGGCAGACCTTTTGCCCGAAGTTGGGAAATTGGTAAATGAAGCCGATGAGATAATCAAGGCATACGAGCCAAGCAAGGAGCGGAAAGCCAAGGGCGAAGAACTTCTTGCAGCTTTGAACCCGGCAATCAAGGAGAAGCAGGAAACCGAAAAGCGTTTCAAGGCACTTGAGGGCGATATAAGCGGCATTCGTGGTATGGTCAAGCAATTACTCGACAAGCTAGGATAGGAGGGCGCACAATGAAGAAAATCATCGTTTTGCGCCATTCTTGCGATAGCGAGGAAGAGCGACACCAGCACCAAGAGAGCGACATCATCCACAGCTTACCATACGAGAAGGCAGCAAAGGCACTCATGGGAGCCAGTGGGTACGTGGCATACGTTGCCAAGCACGGCTACCACTTCACGAAGCAGCTAGCTATCAAGGCGAGCGAGCAGATGAAGAACGTAGATGGAACGAGCCACCGATGGACTGTTGACGAAATCCGGTTGGCGACAAACAACGAGATAATCTCCAAGGGCACGACCATCGGGGATATTCTCTATTTGGCTAATATGGCTTATGCGGACTTCTATCCAAAGGTAATCAAGACCGAGAGCGACTGCGTACAGTATGCTATTGCCGTAGCCAGTGATCCAGACGGATACGAGGGTATGGCATTCTGCAGGTGGACGGCAGACATCATCGGGAAGGGTGTGACCATCGACTGGGAAAAATTGGAATAAACAAAAAAAATAAATTGATATGAGCGAAGTATTTCACGATTTTCAGGTGCACCACCTATATCTGTGCGCCCTAGTAATTTTTATCTGTTTCGCTACGATTCTGATAGCGATGACAATTGACTTGATAGCAGGCATACAGAAGGCGAAGGAACTGCATATTGCAAGAACGTCAACTGGACTAAAGAAGACGTGCGACAAGGCGAAGAAGTATTTTCCGACATTCGGTATAGCTTCGCTTATGGACGTTGCTACGTGTATTATCTCTCCCTTCCCTATGTTCTCCATCGCCTGGACGGTGTATCTGCTTTTGTGCGAGTTCAAGAGCATCCGGGAGAAGGCATACGAGAAGGCAGAGATACGCAAGCAAGACCGCACGATGCAGGTGATCCTCGAAAATAAGGATGAAATTGCGAAGGCGGTTGTCGAGATAATGAAGGAAGAGCGGAAGAAAGGAGGAGATAATGAGAATAACTAGGGCGCAACTGGTAAAGATAATGCCGAATGCAGGCAGCAAGGCAGACACCTACCTTCCAATCATAAACGGATGGGCGGAGCATTTCCGCATCAATACTCCTTTGCGAATGGCGCACTACCTCGCACAGATTGCCCACGAAAGCGGAGAGTTGAGATACACCAAGGAGCTTGCAAGCGGCAGAGCCTACGAGGGCAGGAAAGACCTCGGAAACACCCAGCAGGGCGATGGCGTGAAGTACAAGGGCAGGGGATTGATACAGATTACCGGGCGAGCCAACTACCAGAAGTATGCCAATTATTGCGGCTTCGATGTTGTTGGCACACCCGAGCTTCTTGAGCGACCATTTGGGGCAACGAAATCCTCAATGTGGGTATTCGACACCTTCGGCTGTAATGAGTTGGCAGACCAAGACAACTTGAAGGCTATCCGAAGGAAGATAAACGGAGGGTACAAAGGACTGGCAGAATGCGAAAAGTATTTGAAGCGAGCCAAGGAAGCCCTGGAAATTAAGGTGCTTACATAATAAACATATCAATCTAACGTTTATAGAGTATGGAAAATTCAAGAAAAGGGCGAAATTTGCGTTCTGTGGCGTTATTTCTCGCCGTGCTTATAATTACCCCACTTTTGATTTTGGGCTGTTCCTGCGCAAAAACAGCTACAAATAACACAGTTTATCGCGATAGCGCACACACCAGTGTAAGACGTGACAGCGTGAGCCAGCGACAGATCCACTGGCAGGACACCCGGCAGCACGACAGCGTATTCAAGCAGGACAGCGTACTGGTGTACATCAAGGGCGACACCGTAATCAAGGAGCGGTGGCACAACCTTACGACCACCAGGTGGAAGACAACGACCAAGACGGACACCATCGTTGGGGACACCTACGTTTTCGTGACCGACACCGTGAAAGTCAAGCATTACGTGAACCGATATAAGACCAAGGAGGTAGAGAAGCCAGCGAGCACCTGGCAAAAGGTAAGGCTATTCACTGGCGATTGCGTGATTCTGTTTCTGTTCCTTCTTTTGGCAAACTGGATAAAGGAGCGCATCAAGAAGAGAGTTCAATAGGTTCAATCATAATATCATTTGTTAGAAAGGGCAGGAAGCGCAGGAGAGCGTTTTCCTGCCCATTTTTGTGCGAAGAACACTTTTCATTGAGAGAAAAGGGGTAGGGGATATGAGAGTTAGATTATATATTCATTCAAACTAAGGCGTGCAGGTTATTATTATATAGAGTGTGGAAAAATAAGATAACCGATTGATATGCGGAAGAAAAACGTGCCGAAATCGACCGAAAATAGCAGTGTTTACATCATAAACAGCAAATAAAAGTTAAAATATTAATATCTTTCGGGAAAAGTTTTGGTGGAACGGAAAAATATTAATATCTTTGTATCGTGTTTAGGAGATAAGCACATTAAACATTCAGTAACTTAAGCCCTAGGCAACACGGTTAAGCCAAAGAAAATGAAAAAGTCAAATTCAAACGTTTTAGAGTTCACAACAAAGTTCATCAACTCTAACTTCCGCATCAAGGTATTCGGACGCACAGAGGATGGCAAGAAGATAAACACACTCGTAGGAGTGAGCGGTATCTTGAAGCTCATCGGAGCGGAACTTTTCAACAAGTTCATCAAGCGAGCATTGAAGGCAGGTCTGGACGCTTGCCGCTGCGCACTCAGAAGAGGATTGGTAGTGACACTTTATGCTAAGTAATCAAGGGAGGACATAGATATGAGCGACTGGAAAGTATGGAGAGTTATCGGGTGCTACGGAAGGTATACCGTAGCACTCGTAAAACCCGAAATCAACGGAAGAGACAAGGTTGTTGAGCTCTCAAACAAGTGGTTCGGATTTTCAGAAATAAAAGAAGCCGATAAGCTTGCAGCCCAACTTAACAAGCGAGACGGATTAAAAGAACTTTATGATTAAAAGATATGAAACAATACATTTTGAATGCTAAAAACAGCCTTGGGGAAGTTGACAGTCACATCGAGGACTACAGAACCAAGGAGAGAATGGAGGAAGAGTTTGCACGCATCAAGGAAGTTTACAGAAACAACCCACATGCGGAAATGCTGGAAGAAGGAGACCGACACTTCAAGGTTAAGATGGGTAGGGTGACATTCGAGTATTACATCACTGAACGAGAAATTTAAATTTGGTAAGATATGAAGGAATACGACAAGATACCAGCACAAGCAGTGGTCGAGGTAACGACCAGCTGGGGAAGAACCTGCCTGCGAGAGATTGGGCGAGACCTCAAGGAAGGCACGGTGCTCAATGGCTATTATTATCCGGTAAGCAAGGCTTTCGACTTTGAATGGAAGGGAGAGGGCGCAATGCTGTGGATCGGGGACAACGGAAGGCTTGTAAGTCTCGGAGAAGGACAGAAGCACAAGTATATGATGCTTGGTCGTATGCTATCCGACTGCGAGTACTTCCTTCGCAACCCATACGAGCGGCACCTCTATTTCCCGAGCATCGCCCGGCATTGCAAGGAAATGCGCCAGTACTGGCTGTCGTTGAATATCAAGCCGGAGTGGTTATCTTATAAGCAGATTGGCAGGATTGAGCACAAGATGAACCGAATGAAAACGAAGTTAGATAGGCAATTTAAAAAAGACAGAT